TCGCTCAAGGCCCATTTCATTCATTCTTGCCGCCCGAGCCGCCTCGTCCATTGGCAAAGATTTAGGGTTTGCCAGCTTGCCAACGCCTTTTCCCAACAACCCGCCAAGCATAGCGGCGACATCCGGCGCATTGGCCGCAGCCTTCAGCAGCCCTGCAGGCGCACCCAGCCCCGGCATGTTGCTGAGAGCCTGCCCGGTCCGGTAAGCGTCCATTCCCATGCTGCCAGCGTAGGCGGGCACGCCGAGTCCGAGAAAGCCGCGCCCTGCGCCGCCGACCAGTTGCGCAAACGGGTCGCCGATGTTTTGCCTGTATGCGTCCAATAATCCCGGCATTTAGACCTCCAATATCTCGCCGCGAAACTCGACCTTGCCCTCTGACAGCACGCTGACCACTTCCGGCCACAACAGCCGCCCATCGCGCCATGTCAGCACCACAAAGCCCGATCTCCAGTCGGCGGGCGAGTCTTCGCGGTAGCCAAAGGCTTCCCACTCTGGCTCGGCCAGCATCCCTGTGTCGACGCCGTAGCTTGTCGGCTTGTCGGCGTATGCCGAGATGGGCATAACTTTTAAGCTATGTAGGTGCCCGGTGATGAAAGACATGCCCAATGCGTTTTTCACATTGTTAGCCGGGGCGAAAATTCCGCCTTTGAATCGGTGCTTAATGATCGTGTTGTCGTTGACCCACAAGCTCCAAGCAAAGTCCCATCGCGGAAACAGCCGCCGCAGATCCATCGCATCCATGTCGGCCAGCGCGGGGGCTGCGGACTGAATGTAGCTGTGCAAGCGGATGTCGTGATTGCCGAGCGTCCAGATGCGCCGTGCGCCTTTCGCGGCATCCGCGATTTCATCCATGCGCTCATCGACCGCACGCAATTCGGCGGCAGGCGTGGGTGGCGTGCTGCCAAACATCTTCGGCCATCTCGAGATACCCGCGCCGTCGAGCGCATCGCCATTGCAGACGACGACACTAGGGCGCAGATCGGGCAGCATCTTGACCAGCGCACGGTTAGCGGTGCTGATGCAATCCGGCTGAAAATGCGCGTCTGAAAACACGACGGCACGCCCGTCGGTGATGTCCATCTTGAGCCTGCCGACAGACTCATGCGCCACTGTCGCCGCCTGCTTGCGAGCTAACGCGGCATGGGCTAAAGGTGGCACGCCGATTGCCCGCATCCGCGTCGTCATCGCCCGCACGGAAACATTGAATTGTTTCGCGAGCAACGTCGGCGAATTGGTCGTTCGCATCGCCTCTAGCAACGCTTCGTCTTCCACTTTGCGAGCAGCCATTAGGACTCCAACTTGCCGCTGACTGCCAGCGTTTCGATTGATTCGATCATGCCGACAGGGATCTCGGTGACATGCGCGTGCCCGCCGTCAGTCAGCGTTGCGACGATCTGGCACCAGTCGTCGCCCAGGTGCGTGAGCCAGCCCACCGTTACGCAGCGCAGATGCGACTTACCTTTAGGCACAGGCGGTTGCTGGCCTTCTTGCCAGTGCGGCGCTGTAGACATGGCGGCGTCGATCCAAGTCACCGCAACCATGCGAGCCGGTGCGGCCTTGGGTTTGCGCCGGCTCATTTGCTGGCCTCGGCTCCGAGTCCTCGAGACCGGCTCGTGGTGAAAGATGACCCGAGCCAGAAACCAACCACCGCGCCGAGAATGCCGGTGACGACAGCCGAAGCAATGGCCGCCCGCACCTCGTTGCTGAATCCGCTTTCGCTTGTGAGCGCGATCCACACCGTGCCGTAGAGCAGCGGCATCAGCAGCACCGTCACCCAAAACGCGGGACTGTAGAAAAACTTGCCGTCCGAGCTGGCAGCAAATGCTCGAGCGCCCGCAATGCCACCGCCGCCAGCCTCCACCAAGTCATATAGCTGCGACTGCACCGCGCTTGTTGCGGCTTGCAGCGCATCCGGGTCGCGCTGCATGGTTTCGACGGCATCTTGCAAGTTGGTCGCTTGCGTGGCATCGACAATCAGCTCGCCGACTTTTTGAGCGACGACAATGTTGCGGTCGGTGACGGATGTGCCGTCGGTGAAGACTTTCGTGAGCTGTGGAATCATGCCGATAATCGTCGGCAGCAGAGCACCTAAAACGGGCAGCACGGGCGTGGACTCCTTAGTTGGTGTATCGGTAGCCGCCATCAGTCCGACGGCTTGTAGGGGCGCAGAATCGGGCGTTAGGAATAGGTCACGCTCGGCAGCGCGGCGCTTTACCAGTCCCGGCAGGACGCGGCCACCGCCACGGTTCCATCGGGGAAACTGGTTAGCGGCACCGGCATAATCGCCAGCGTTCAGAAGGCGCAGCAGTGTGGATCCGCGCAGGGCACCGATGCCCACGTTGTACGCAAGTGAAACAAGTGAAGCGAACTGGTTTCCAGTCAACGGCACCGTCACCATTGCGGCAACGGCACGCTCGAATTCTTGCAAGTCGTGAGCGAGATACCTGTCGGCCTGTTGCTCTGTGCATTTGTCACCGCGTTGCACCTTGCGCCCGTCAGGGTAGACGGTCGTACCTATGCCAATTGTCCAAACACCAGCCGGACAAAGGTACGCACGCAAGCGCAAGCCCTCGGCCTGCCGAATCAACGACAGGCCGGCAGCGTTGGTAATCATTTGAAAAACTGAGCGCCGAATTTCACCAGCGCAAACACGCTGACAGCGGCAAGCCAAACGCCGATGCCACGGTTTACCCACTGGTCTACCTTGCGGTCGACTCTGATGATCGCGGCATCGTTGGCGGTGACTTTGGTTTCGACAGCGGTCATCCGCTCGGCCTGCGCGGTCTGGCGCTCCTCGATCACAACAAGGCGCATGACCGCATCGGTCAGCTTGTCCACTTTCGCCTCTAGGCGCAGAAAACCGGGATCGGTCGTCATGCTTTGGCCTCCAGCGCGGCTACGCGGGCGGTCAGCTCCTGCACGGCAGCGACCAGCGTGGCAACCACAAACGAAGCGTCGGCATTCTGGTACAGCGGATTGCCCTCTGCGTCGACCGCATCCTTTGCGCCCGTCACCGCACTCGGGATAACGGCCTGTAGCTCATGGGCGACAAAGCCCTGCCCCTGCTCGCCGGTCGCCTTCCATCTGTACGTCACCGGGTTGAGCGCCTGCACCTTTGCCAGCGCCCCGGTCATAGGCTGGATGTTTTCCTTAAGCCGGTAGTCGGATGTTGTGCCGTATGCGACGGTTGACGCGGTGCCCGTAATGGCCCCGGCAAGCGATCCGGCAGCGCCGAAACTTTGGTGATAAAACGTGCCCGCGTTGGACGGCGCGTCAGTGCATATCGTGTAGGTCGCGGCGGCGACGTTTCTGATAGCTACATGGCCCGCTTGCCCGGCAAGGTTGGCGGTCGTGGTGCCGACACAATACTGCCCGCCCGTCAGAAACCGCGCCACTTCTGGCCCGCCAGTGCCGACGTAAAGCAGCAGCGGCAGCGCAGAGCCGCTACCAGTCCGAGCGGATGTCATGCTGGTTGACGTTGCCGTGGCGGCGATCTCGAGATACCCGGCGTTTGTCGGGTCCGAGTTGTTGAATGCAGTAAAACCAGAAGTCGTCGCCGTGCCGTTTGGCAGCGCGTACACGACCGACCCGTTATTCGTCGTCTTGTCCTGAAACGCCGTCCTGCTCGCCAGCGTGCCGTTGCTGAAGTCGCCTTGTATCCGTGCGCCCGTTGCGCTGTAGGTGTATGTCGTCGCCGATGTGCCGATGCGCGACGAAGCGATAAACGCGCTTAGTGCCCGGATGTAGTCGTCTACCGTGCCACGCGCAGACTCGCTGCCAGCAGGGGAGTTAGACGCGGCAGTTGTGGACAAATCGGTTATTACTGATGGGACGGGCATGGATAATGCTCCCTTGTTGCGGGATAACTTGGGGTTTGAATGGGCGAAGACTTGTGGGGCGTTAGCCCGATCTGGCTGGGCTACCTAGGGGCGGCGATTATCTTGGCGTGGTGGAATGGCCGGAAGCGCAAGTAGCCCGCCGGTCAGGTAAGGCGTTGCCTGCGGGCCAGTCAAAAGCCCGCGCACCGACGGTTGATCGCGTTGCATTGCGAGCAGTCCTCGCGTATCCAGCGCCTGCGACTGCTGCATTCCGCGCACAAACCCGCGCACCGTGTCTTGCCCGATTGGCAAGCGGCCCGCGATTGAATCAAGCAGATCCAGACCACGCCCGGCAAGCATTGCGCCAGTGTTGGAGTTGTTGACAGCAGAGCCACGCGGCTGCACGTTTTCATACCGCGCCACGCGCCCGACTGCTTTCAGTTGCGCGATCTCATCCGGCTGGAAAAACAGGGCGAGCTTGCGGTCGCCAATTGCCCGCAGCGCGTTGTCATAGTTGCTCGCGCTAAAGTTGCCTACCTCATCTGCTGCGCCGTTGAGTGCTTTCGACTTTAGGTGCGCGGCGATCTGCCCGCGAATCGCATCAATTGCCGACTGGTCGCCGTCAATAGCTTGGCGCAGCGCCTGGACGCCGCTTACGGTTGCTTCTTTGCCCTGCCCGGTGATGTAAGTCGCAACAAACTTGTCAGGCTCAACGCCTTCATAAACCGCCTTCAGTGCCGGGACGGATTCGATGCGCTGCATCATTGTGCGGTTTGCCGCACGCGCCTGGTTGAACGCGGCGACCGCCGAATCGCCGAGTTGCGGGGAGTTTGTCACCGCAGGCAGGTTGCCGGGGTTAACGTTGCGCGCGGCTCCGACCGGGCCTGCTTGCTGTCCGAGCGGCAGCACGGGCGTCTCGTCAATGGCTTGGCGCACTAGGCCAAGAGCCTTGCGAACATTACCGTCTGCCTCGCCTCGCCCTAAGTCTCCAATTCGCGTCTTAAGTTGTTCAGCCACATCTACCGTGAACGGCATTTCGCCTTTGGCGATGCGGTTGACTGCGTCGCGAACGTCCTTTGGCAGTTTTGCGCCGACAAGTGCGTCGCCCAGCAATTGATCGACGCGCTGCGTCATCGCTGCACCGTCTAGCGGGAACGAACGGCCCTTTGAATCTCGAGCCGCGCTGTAGAGACTATCAACTCCGGCCTTCTCCGCAGCAAGCCTGTTGCTCAGAGTGCCGATCACCTGCTCGCCAGCGCCGATGCTGTCCGTCCTGGTGCCTGCGCCTTGCCTGTTCAGCGAGTCAATAAGCGTGCGGTTGTTTGTGTTTTGTACCCCGGCAAGCCGCTGCATTCCAACGTCGGTGCTGTTAGCACCCGTCTTTGCGAGATTGCGCTCGCGTGTGATCTGCACCGGGTCAAGCGTGATGTTGCCGCGTGTCGGCGTTGCTCCGACCGTCCTGTAATCTGCCAGCCGCGCCAACACTTCCGGGCGCAGATCGCCGCCGGTTTTGAGCGCGTCCGAGACTTCGGCGCGTAGTGATCGGCGAACATCGTCAGCCAGTGCGCGATAGTTGATGCCTTGTCTTGAGAGCGCCAATTCGATCTGCAAGTCAACCTGCGCAGGCGATGGCGGCGCAATCCGCGAGCGCATCGCATCCACTGTTGATTGAGCCTTGCCAGCCACCATTGGCACCGCGACACCTGCTGCCACGCCGCCCAGCAGTGACGCAATGGCTTGCTCTACCGGCCCGCCGCCCGCTTCTCTCACGCTGCCGCCTGCACCACCCGCGCCAGCCGCTGCGGCAACCTGCTGGCCGGGGTTGGCGGCAAGCATTGACGCAATTGCGCCCGGTGCTTTGGATGCCATCGCAGCAACCCCGCCAGCACCGGCCATCGTGCGCGTGATGTCTCCGACGACTCGCTCGTTAGCGTCCCTTGGTTGCGGCAGACCAAACCTGTCAGCAAGCGCAGGCAGCGCATCCATCGCCATAGGCGCACGCGGCAGCTTGGTGCCGGCGAGACTATCAACGCCCGTCGCGGCAAGGTTGTAGAGCCTTCCAGGCACATCAGCGACCATTGCTGGCAGCGCCCCGCCGCCCTCAATGGCATACCGCGCAGTCAGGCCAATCTGTCGCGGGATGTCGCGGATAACTTCGCCTGCACGCACAACCATCGGCTTGTCAGGCGCGGGCATGGCTTTCGGTGCGCCGGTCAGATGCGCGACGATCTCCGCATCGCTGTAGCCAGCCTTTCGCGCCGCGTCCGCGTTGAACTTCGCAGACGTAGCAAGATGCGTGGCAATCTCGGCATCGCTGTAGCCTGCGGCGCGTGCCGCTTCTGCGTCGAATGCCATGTCAGGGCGCTCCGAAAGACGACAACGGCGGGCGACCGCCAGATGGCGGGCTTGCGACAGCGCCGCTCCTGCTTAGCGGGCCGGCACCCAGTGCAATTCCTTCAATGGCCCGCTGCCTGTTTTCGGTTTTTTGCTTCTTGACGGCGGCAGAGTCAAACGGTTGCGGGAAGTATTGCAAGTCCGCGCTGGCAAATTCATCTTTACCGATCACAGCGCCTGATTCCTTACGAAGCACGGCGTTGATAAAGTCGCGCTTTGCTTGTTCGTACTGCTGGCTTTCAGCCGATAGCACAGCGTTTGCGCCCGTGCCGAGCGATCCACCAATAATCGGAAACCCTGCCAGCCCTTGCTTTATGGACACGCCCGCAACGCTTGGCTTGTCGGCAAGTGCAACAACAATCTTGTTCGCCGCATCTGCTCGAGTGGCAAACAGGTTGTCTTTTGTCTGGGCCTCAGTCGGAGCCTTGTCCATCTTGGTTGTCGGATCTGCGGGGCCGCCAGGAATAAACTCGAGAGTTCCATCCGGCTTCCACCGAAAGCCAGCCGGCGCACGCCCTGCGATACCCGATGCGAGAGTCGCCGCCGTCGATTCACGCGACCGAGCATCTGCCATGTTCTGCCCGCGCACCGTAAGGTCAAGCCGCTCGCGCTCGCCCGGTGCCATTGTCTTAGTGAGCGATGACGGCGGCGCAAACGGGTTGTATGGCGACAGCGACCCACCAAGATCGGCGAGTTTCATCTCGAACGGCTTGCCAACGTCTGCGCCGATTTGGTTGCCGTACTCATCCTCTCGGCGGGTTTGCGGCATATTCCCCGGCCCCATGACCTCTAGCGTCCGCGCAACCTTTGCCCTTCCCGCATTGGCGATGTCGGCAAGCTCCGCAGGCTTGATGCCAAGCGCCGCCGCCTCTGCTGCGAGTGCTTTCGTTAGGGGTTGCATCCCAATTCTGCCAAACAAGTCCTGTCGCCGACTGTCTAGTTCAATCTTCCTGCGTGCCTCTTCTTGCGCCGCCATCAGTTGCGCCCGTCGAAGCTCGGCTTCCGACTGCTGGCCTTCCATCTGCTGCCGCAAAAACTGTTGGCGCATCGCCTGCTGTTGCGCCGCCGGGAATGCGTTGAAAGCCGCGCCGACACCACCGCCCTGCGACATCGGCGTCATCAGCGCCTGGGATGCGCCGAGCAGGCCCATCGTCAGCGGATCGTCAAACCCGCCCTTGTTCAGAAGTCCGGGCATCAGATACCCCCTGCGTGGTTTTGCATTGGGCCGAACTGCGTGGTCCATGCGTCTTGCGGCATGTACTGCTGCGGCATGTAGGACTGCGGTGCTTGGCGCTGCGGTGCTTGCAGCATGGGCGGCGTGTAGGACTGGCGCGGGCTAAGTAGGCCGCCCATGTACTGATTCATCATCGCCGCGGTGCGCGAGTTGCCGCTGTATTGCGGGAAACGCTGCCCGCCGCCGAATAGGCTCGGACGCTGCGCCATGCCGCCGAAGTTGCCAAGCAAGCCGCCCCCCGGTTGCGCGTACTGTTGCGACAGGTAGTTGCCGAGAATGTCGGAGTAGTTCATCGCCGCCCCCTTAGTAAACAAACCCGTTGCGAAGCTGGTAAGCCGCGTCGTTGTTAAACCCGGCCATGTCCGCGCTCGACGGCCCGCTTGCAAACGGGTTGCTGCCACCAAGCAGGCCAAACCCGCGAGCCACACCAAGCCCGCCAGCAGCGCCGCCGAGCGTGCCCATAAACGGGCTGACTGACTGCGAGCTCGTAGCAGTCCTGCCAAGATTTGGATTGAACATGCTAGCGAACGTGTCGAGTTGCTTGTACGGGTACTGCTGCGCTTCTTGGAACTGGCTGTAGTCGTCGGCGATGTACTGCTGGCCCAGCGCCTGCTGCTGTGCGCCAATGCCCTGCAATGCGTTGGCGTTGTTGAACCCGTACGCCTGCTGTGCGCCTGCAAACCCCGGTGCTGCCATCGTGGCGCTTTGTTGGCGTCCGCGCTCGGCCTGATAGTTGCCGCCGTAGAATTGATTTGCAAACGATCCGAGCGAGTCGCCAAACGCCCGCCCCTGTGCGCCCGCAAGCTCGCTCTGTGCGCTGCCGCCGAATGCGCCACCGAAGCCAGCCGCCGCATTCGTCTGCGCCCCAGTACCCATCTTGTATGCGTCAGCCATGCGGCCCGCTGCGGCGTCGTATGTGCCCTTGAGCCACGGATTAGAGTCGGGCGACAGGTAGTCGCCGGCGATCGTCTTGGATAGCTGATTCTCGGCTTGGCCGAAAAGCGGCGAGTAGGTGCCCGCCTGCTGCCGGGTCATGTCCATGCCCGCAAGCTGATCTTCGGTAAACGGTGCCACGCGGCTATTGCCGTAGGGCGTGTATGGGATCTGGCTGGTCTGCGCCACTTGCTCGGCGTACTGCGGACCGTAGGCTTCCAGCCACGACGGCAGCGATTGCGTAGCGGTGGTCTGGCCGCCTGACTTTGCGCCCCTGTTGCCGAGCAGGCCGCCGAGCAACGACGCGCCGATACTGAATGGATCGAATGCCATTTTTCAATTCCCCGTAAGAGTTCGCATGGGCAGCCAGGTGCCCGGTGTGCCCGATGCGGTGCAGATCCAGCCCGCAATGACGTACTTGCTGCCGCCGCTGCCCAGCTCCGTCGGCGTGCTGTTTCGCACGATGTCGCCCTGCGCCCAATCGCCGGTAGTCGGCGCTGCGGTCATCGCCCCGTGCGAGACAGCGATGCGGCCTTCGGTCACGCCGTTGAGTTGCCGCGCAATGTTGGCAAAAAGTGTTTTGATCGAAACGGTAAACGTTGGCCCGGTAGCGGGCGGCACTGCCGGGTCTTCGTAGATTCTCATTCGGCACTCGCGGGGATAAGCTCGATGTCCAGCCCCGAAAGCTCAAACGGCCCGGTGTTGGTGATCTCGAGCTGATGCCACCGCGCCTCGGCCAGCATGTCGAAGCGGTTGTCAGTGAAGTCGGATACCGACCAGAGCGTCGTTGGGTCGCCGATGGAGTCGCTGACGTATAGATTCAGCGATGCCGCGCTCGGCTCGGTGAAGTGCCTGGGGCGCACTCGGCGCATCAGCGACACGCTGCCATCGGTGCCGAAGTAGCCTGTGCGATACACCGAAGTCGCCGCCGCGCCGTTGATGGTGGCGATCTTGTTGCCGGTGGTGACGATGGCCGGCGCTTCCATCTCCGCGTCTGAAAACAGTTCGTCGTAACTCGCGCTGCTGATGTCGTCGTATGTCGCGCCGACTGCCGGCACGTTTGCAAAGGTTGCCGATGGGGTGATGTATTGCAGGCCAAACGCCGCCAAGTAGTCGCGCCCCCTGCCCCACTTATTGGTACGGTAGGAGTAGATCAGGCAGTCGTTTAGCGAGCCGGTCGATTCGCTGTTGGCAAACAGCACATAGACCGCGCCCGCTGCCTTGTCCACTACACAGGCAGTCTTGTCGCGGTAGGTCGGGTTGAGCTTCTGGTAAAACCAACGCGTGACCAACCCGTCGCCGATTGGCACAGGGCGCGTGCCGTCGAAAACGTACATGTTGCGCGGGCCGACGATGAAGTGCGCGGGCGCTCCGTCTTTGACGATGTTGCAGACCGCAAACTTGCCCACGCATCCGGCATCGCCCGGCACGAGCTGCCATGTCCACCAATACGGCGGCCCGCCATTGGTGCCGAGATACACGCCGGTTGATTTGTAGGCAACGCACTGCTCGCCGAGTGCCTTGGCAGCACGCACAGGCCCCGGCGTCTGATAGAAGCGCCCGCGCACGCTGCCCGTGGCAATATCGGGCGTCCAGTCGGTGACATTGCTCTGCGCCGAAGTCCACCACCCGTCGCGGTAGTCCCAGCTCGATCCGTCCGACACGTTGAAGGCCAGAGCAAACAGTCCCGCGACTTCCACGATCTCCGCACGCGGCGCGCCACTGATGTCGGCAAACAAGCTGCCGGTCGAGACTTGCATCACCGTGCCCGAGTTGGCCGCAAGCGCCTGGTTGCCGAAGGTTGCGAAGTACCAGGTGCTGGACGCCGGACACGAGTACGCACTGGCCGATCTGGTGACCACCGCCCATGTCGTGCCGCTGGTGCTGTACAGCGCGACGGCGGTGCCCGCATAGAGCGTCTTGGAGCTATCTACGCGCTCCACAGTGGCCGCGCCGATGCAGGTAGCGGCGAGCGTATCAATCCCCGCGTCCGCAGCCGTAGGAGCCGCTTTTATGCCGCGCTCGACAGGGATGATGCCGGTCGCGTCCAGCAGCACGCCGACTGCCGCCGGATCAGCGTCCGGAGCGAAGGTGGCAAGGTTAAGCAGCATCAGCCGAACCTGATATCGAATGCCGCCGGGTTGATCGGCAGGTCATTGCGCTTGTGCCACGACGCCGAGTTCTCGAAGTTCCGCAGCTCGTTGCGGTTGATTTCGTCAATCCGCGCTATCGTCATCTGCTCATAAGCCACGAGCCGCGAGTCGTCCATGACGTACTTGCGGGCCTCGGCGAGCGATGCCATGAGATACACGTCGAAGTAGTCTTGCAGCAGCCAATTCGTGTCGCTGTCTGCAACGAAGTCGGCCAGCTTTGCGGTGTAGATAAACGTTGCCGATACCGTGTCTGCCGGGTAGAGCCGAATCAGGTTGTTGGCAATCGTGTAGATATTCTGGTCTGGTCTATCGCCGCCATCTTGGATCGCACGCATGTCGGCGGCGGTTGCGGCTTTGTATTCGGTGGTGCCATTGGTGAGCGATATCGCAGCGCGAAAGTTTGCGGGCTTTGTTGCGGTGCCAGCAGTAAACGACAGCGACGTTGACGCCTCAAACCTCGGTGACTTGACGTTTCGATTAAAGCGAGCCGTTGCGAACTGGATAAAGCCAGGAATCCGCGCCGTCGTGTCATTGCGATGCAGCCAGCCGGCCACCTCGGTCTTCAGATCCGCGTATGTCGAAAGCGCCATTTTTCCCTCAGAAATTAGCGGGGCCAGCCTTGTGAGCCAGCCCCGGTGTTACTCAACACTCAGACGGGTTAGCCGTCAGCGTGCAGACGCGCTGCGAGTTGGGCGCGCAGGGTCTTGTAGCCGTACAAAACGTCGATCCGGCAGGGGAACTGGTCGGTCGAGATGACGTACTGGCGCACAGTCCGCATCGAGATGCCGTCGTAGACTTCGCGGGCGGCAAAGTCCACGCCTTTGGGCATCACCAGGTCGGCAGTGGCAAAGGTAAACGCATCGCGGTGATAGACCATGCTCGGGGTGAGCTGCTCCGCATTGCCTGCGCCGACTTTGACGATTGCCGAGCCGTTCGCCATACCGGCAGCGACGACGTTTTGCAAAGCGCCAGATGTGTACAGAGCAGGCGCAAACGACATGGCACCAGCGCCC